GTTTATTTAATCTTTTCAAATATTATATTTACTTTATCTTGAATGTCATTTACTAGTAAAGCAAATTGTGCATTTACAGAAGCTATTTCTGAATTAGTCTTAACAAGTTCTGCATTGTTTTGTGCTAACTGATTATTAGTCTCTAATACTCTACTCGTAACTACTTGAGTGTCCTTGTAGATGTTCCAACAAGCGTATGATAGTCCCATGATAGCTACTGTAGATATAGGCAATCTTTCAACTATCTCAATCCATTCCATGTTACTTCACCACCAAGAATGTGTCTTTAAATCCTTTAGATATCGCTTCTTGTTTTAACTTCTCTGCATTAGCTTTTGTACAAGTACCTATAACCACACGATACAGAGTATCACTAGAAGCCGATATATTAGGGCTGACAGGCTTTTCAACTATTTCTTGACCTATTATACCTTCTGCTATTAATTTAGCTGTATAATCCTTATTTGAAAGGTATTTATCAGTATCTACCTTACTGTCTACAAAACAAGTTTCAACTAATATAGCAGGTGCATTAGTCTTGTTTAACCAATATAAGTCAGTTCTTTGTTTTGCACCTCTTTGTTTATACATCTTACCTAATGATTTAGTAACTTGTTCAGCATACTTCTTACCATTAGTAGTTTTGTATAAAGTTTCTGTACCTGTACCTCCACCAGCATTAAAATGTACTTGTACAACTAAATCATATTTAGCTTTATTAGCTATTGCTACTTGTTCAGCTAGATAATTATCAGATTTATTTATCTCACCATAAACTGCTTCATGTCCAGCTTGTTTTAAATACTCAACAACCTTTTTAGCTACTACCCTATTTTCAGTAGATTCATTAATATAACCTACTGCTCCTGTACCTTTTCCTGAAGTTGTATGACCTGCAACAACACATATTTTCATAAAAACATTCCCCCTTAAAATTATTATATTGTTCGTAAAACACATCTATCCCTCAATGTCAATACAAAATTATGTTATACACTTGTTTAGAATTACTAAATTCCTAATCCCCTACTAAATATCAGGATTCAGTAATTCCAACAAGTGTGTATTTGTCAAGTATTAATTTGTTTATAAATATTAAACTTTTTGAACAACCTCGTAAATTAGCTTGTAAGGTTGTTCGGATTTTATCATCTTGTGATTAATCCTTGAAAACTTACTTAAGTTCATATACACCTTCAAAGTCTTCAGGATACAATACCTTCGCTAGTGAGTACATATCACCTGCAAGAACTAACTTAAGTGATTCTTTAAGTAAAAGAGTCTCGTTTTCTAAAAGATTGACTTTTTCTTGTATCACTTCAAGTTCAGTAGGCTCAATAGGCTTTTGTGGAACTTCTTCATAACTAAATATTAATTCTTTAGTTTCCAAGTCTACCATAACCCCTGTACTATTTTGAGATAATTTAGGATATTCACCATAGTTAAACTGTAATAATCCTATACTATCTTTATCTCTTTCTTTTAATTCTGTATATATTTCTATATCTTCATCAAAAGTTGTTTCTTTTACATAGCCTTGCATATCGCCTATTATCTTTATTACATTTCCAGTTAGTAGGCAATAATATATTTTAGTTCCTATTTGTTTTATCATTTTATCACCTCTATTCATATGCAACCCAAGTTATATTGGTGCAAAATGAAACCGTTAGAGGTAATCTGTAAACATTATCTCTTAAAGTAACATTTGCATCATTTTTAAAGTTGAACGAGCTATTAGTAAAATAGCTAGAATTATATATAGCGCATTTAACATTGTTGACTGTACCTATTGTACCGATATTATTAAGAACAGTTAAGCACTCATTAGCATTCTTTCTATAACTCATTACTATTATTGAAGGAGTAAAATCTATTACTAAATCAACATACGTTCTACTTAAAGTTGTATTATCTAAATAAGTAAACGAATGAGTGCTATTACTTTCTACTCCTACCCCACTTGCCCATTTTTTACCTGTTGCAATACTCCCAACTTTATTAATCAAACTCAACATTTTATCATCATTACACTCTATTTCTTTAGATGTTAAGACATTTTTTAAAAATTCTTTATTTGATATATCTTGTTCAATATATTTTTCATAAAAAGAAGTTACTTCGTTTAATGAAGAATTTTCATTTAATAAAGGCAATCTATCATCTTTTAATTTATGAGTTTTACCTGTTTCAACCTCTACATATTCCCCATTTTTATTACTGTTAAATACTTCAACCCACTTAATCCCATCTAAAGAAGTTTCAAGTAAGATATTATGATACGTTCTTCCTCCACCATGATAATGCCATACTTTTATATTATCTAATTCCTCAACATTCTCTAAATCAACAGTTACTGAAATTGTATTTTGTGCATCGTTTCTAAAATAGATATAATCATCTACAGTAGTATTTCCGTTAGTAACCATAGCTAAAGTACCTTTTTCATATGTTCCACCTTCACAAGTTACTGTCTTGTTTAAAGCTACATTTACACCTTCATAATCTATAGCTTGAATTTCGCACCAATGACAACCACTATTAGCATTAGAGCCATTCATACTCTCTCTTATATATCTAACTTTCATTTAATCACCACCTAAATATCGATACATTCTTTTGAAAGTTGTATTAATTTATTTTTATTTATCCCTAAATCGCTTTGTAACTTTAAAATATTAGCTTCATTTTCTTCTATCCTTGTATTTATGGCTTCTATTTTTACATCAATGCGACTAAACTCTTCGGCAAAAGTCTCACTACTTGGATAATCAGGTAAAGTAATTACACCATTTTGATGTTGATAAGTCTCTCCATTAACAGATACACTAACAGTTAATCCATCTTCTCCCTTATCACCTTTAAGACCTTGCTCACCTGTATCTCCTTTATCCCCTTTTAAACCTTGGATACCTTGAAGACCTTGTTCACCTCGCTCACCTTTAAGTTGAGCAAGTTGTTCTTGTGTGAAGTCAGCGTAAGTGAATGGGTCTCCTTTATCACCCTTATCACCTTTATCTCCTTTTTCACCTTTTAATCCTTGTATACCTTGGATACCTTGTTCACCTTTTTCTCCTTGGATACCTTGAAGACCTGTATCTCCTTTGTCTCCTTTTTCACCCTTATCTCCTTTGTCTCCTTTTTCACCCTGAAGACCTCTCTCTCCTTGAAGACCTCTCTCTCCTTGAATACCTTGTATCCCTTGTTCTCCTTGGTCTCCCTTATCACCTTTTTCACCTTTGATGTTACCTACATTAACCCATGTGTTTTGTGCTTCTGACCATACATGAAGTTCTCCATCAATTAGGTATGCATCACCAGCAACTCCATTAGGAGGTAATTCAGATGTATCTTCTAAAGCACCTAAAATACTTAATCCAGCACCTGTATCCCCCTTTTCACCTTTAAGTTCCTCTTTGCTTGGGATACTAGCTATAGCATTTGCAATGTTTTGCTCACCTTTACTAACAGTATCATTTAATCTAGATATTGCATCGTTAGTATTCTCTAATGCTGTACCTACTTCAGCAACAGTAGACCTACCTTCTTGTACAATATCTTGCATATCTGATACTAGATTTAATGCTGTACTCATAGATTGTTCTGCTGTTTCTACAGCACCATCTACTCTAGTAAGTAGTGTAGTTAGTATAGGCATTCTATCATCCTCTTGGATAATCTCGTCTATATCTAAACTTTGTGCAACGCTATAACTCATTTGTGGTGTACCTATAATCTTGCTATCAGATAAAAATACTTTAATATCAAATGAATATATACCATCTAATCTAGTACCCATTGTACCTAATTCAATTTCTATTATGTTATCCTGAATACAGTTGCATTCAACTTCAAACATAGATGCATCAGGTCGTAAAACAGTACAAGTTACTTTGTAACCATGTACATTATATGGGACATTGTTATGTACTAATGCAACAGATATAACCCCTGTCCTGATATCTGAAGATACGAATGATATCTCTTCAGCGTTCTGTATACCTCTTTTAATATCTACAATAATAGGATATACTTTATCCCCATCACTAGTAGTATATACCATTGCTCTAGATAGGTCTTGTGCATTATCAAATAACCTCATTACATACCTCCTATTAATTCTTCTATTTTAGCTAACCTCTTTTCCAAGTCAGCACATTTAGCTTCTAATCCCTCTCTTCGTTTAATTTCGGCTTTTAATTTTTGTATCTCTAACAGAGCTAAAGCTAACAAACTACTTTCGTTTACAACAGTTTGTCCACCATCATCTTCTCCAACAAATAAATGTGCATTTCTATTTTGTTTTAAAGCATTTACATTTATTACAAGTTTTTCATTCATTCCGTTAGCATCAGACATTCTCATAACGTTTGGACTTTCTATTATCACATCATCTAATACATCATCTAAAGTATCATCACTTAAAGTTGCAACAGGATTATCTATTGCTAAAGCATAGGTGTTTGTGGCATATACATATTTACTAGCAAGTTGTTGCCACCTATAAGACGACCAACCTAAATTATAGCTATCAGTTGAATAAGGGTCGTGAGAACCAGACTCAAAATAACTTGAACTAGAAGTAGAAACATAGTTACTGTGAGAATGTGATGAACTTGCATAAGGATGTGAATGATTTGCTAAATTATATGCACTAACGGCTTTGTCATATGCTTGTTTAACACCATAAGCAGTGGCAGGCATCGTTGTACTCGTACTTGTAACACTACTTGTTAAGTCATAAGAAGTTAATAACTTTCTGTCGTAGTTATTACTTCCTGTGTAGAAGAATAAACTTGATGTAGACGCATCACTATTATTAGTTCTCCTAAAACATAATGTACCATCTTTAGTGATTATTCTAGACTCGTAGTTACCTGTATGTTCACCATAATCTGATTGGAAACCAAAAGCATTACCAGCCTCTCTAGGCTCCATATAGAAATCTACACTACCTCTTTTTTGTAATATATAGTTCATACTATCCCATTTAAAACGTATAGCATTACCTACACCTTGTTCATCCTTTTGTGTAGCATCTATAGAACAGTAACTTCTTGTTCCATCTGATGCAGTTGTTGGGAATAACTTTATTATTGGATTAGCATTATTTGACTTTATTGCATCTACAGATAATGTTCCTGACATTATGTTAGCACCATTTATTGTTGTAGTACCATTACCAGCTAATGATTCAGCAGTAACAACTCCCTTTAAACTTATCTTGTTTGCATCTATAGTAACAGCTTCTGCTGATTGGTTTATAGTAGATATAATAGAGTTCTTATCTACCTTCTGCCCAACAGTAAATGTAAGGCCATTTGTAGTTTGTTGGATACTAGAATACATATCCTTAAGTTTATATGTCTCCCCATCCTTCTCTATAGTTGTATCTTGAATAAGTGTAGATATCTCTCCTTGTAATACTTTTAACTCTGTATTCTTAAAGTGAGTAAAGTCTTGGTCTACTTGGTCTACAGTATCATGTAATTCCTTAAATGCTACTTGTAAAGACTGTCCTGTATCATCAAACGCTATCTTACTAGTTTTTATAAGAGTTTCACTATCATTTATTCTAGTGATAACAGACTCAATATCTATCTTTGCTCCATTGATATGTGCATCCTCTGATATCATATCATCCCTAATTATAGGGCTCTTAATACCTTTATCTGTAATACCTGTAGCATCGAACATAACCTGTCCATCTGCATCACATACATACATATTGTAGTCATCTCGTGCATCCTTACCTATCTGAACTCTAGTAGTACCTTTATCATCATTTATCTGTATAGTGTTATCAGACATTAACATATTACCACTACCTGATTGGATAGTTACTAATGAAGTATCTAATCTACCTGATTTTATCTTACCAGCATTAAGGTTAGCTATTTGAGCATCCCCTATAGCACCATCTGCAATAACACCACTACCAGCAGATATTGCTCCTGTTTGGATGTGGTCAGCAGTTATACTATTTGCTTTAAGGTGTTTTGTGTCTATTGAGTTTGCTTGAATAAGTTCGGCTGTAATACTGTTTGCAACAAGATGTTCTGTAAATATTTGGTTAGCTTGTATATGGTCTGCTGTTATACTTCCTGCTTGTATATGGTCTGCATTAATTATTCCTACTTGTAGTTTATCTCCTGATATAGAACTATCTGTTAGGTTTCCACCACTAATAGTACCATCACTACCTATAACCGACTCTGTCATGTCTGCTATAGTTTGTAACCTCTTATAGTAGTCTTCAAATGACATATCTTTGTTAGCTATGTGTATAGTATCCTTATCAGGCTCTTGTAAGTTATATGTACGTTGTATAACTCTTTGCTTTATCTTTGTTTCAGTATCACCATCTATGATAGTTACTATATCTCCAAGGTCATATCTAAACTCGTCATAACCTTTTAAAGCATATAAGTCATCAACAAGAACTTCATATGTTTCATATGGAACAGCCATCTCGTCTAAAAATCTTTGGGCATCTGCTTTTAGTTTAGCAGGGTCATCATGTTTATCTGATTGCCATATACCATAGATGTTTTTATCACAATAAGTCTTATTCTCTAAATAATTTTTCCCACCATTAACCGAAGTTATTTGTAATCCATCTTTACCTATAGGAATAACTCTAGTTATGTATTTATGTGTATGTGTATCTATATTTAGTTGTTTTAGATTTAAGTCATTTATAAAGTAAGTTCCACAATCGTTACCTACTCTGTCTACAATGTATACTATTTTGTTATATGTATCAAAAGTAAACTCTACATTAAATACTGTACACATTAGTTGTAATAGGTTATATGAGTTAGTAGTCTTGCCATATAAGTTTCTTGTTTCTTTAGTAGTAGCATTATTAACAACTCTCCATCCTGTACCATTTAGTATTTGAAGTGCAGTGTTATAAACATCTTGGTCTTTGGATATGAATGTAGACCATGCCATTCCTACTATTTCCTCTATATTCAGCATACATACTACTTCTCTATTTGTTCCATGTGTAACTATCTCTTTTATTACATACTCATGGTCATTCTCTACTTGAATGTATCCTTCTAACTCCAAGTGTTTATAAGTAGAAGGTACAGAGAAAGATAATTCTCCAATACCTCCTAATTCAGCAGTTATTACAGGAGATATAGGACTCTCTAAAATATCTGTTTGTTTTCTTTCTTTAGTTAATACTTTAAACATAATCTAATACCTCTCATAATAATTTATTTGAATATCGCATTCAGTGTTTACCGTTATATTAGTAAAACCTACAGGAAGTTTTGGTAAATGAAAAGATTCCATTTTTTCTATAGCATTTACACCATTTATTAGTACAGCACCTGTCATAGTATCTATAAGTACATTTGCATTATTAGGAACATCTTTTAATGTGAATCTACGTTCAAATCCATCTATAATTAGTTTAGATTGCATTACAGGAACATTAATAGTTACTTGTGCTGGTGTAGGATATGCCCCTCTGTTATTTACCTCTAATGAGGTTTTACCTGATACAGACTTTAAATCAGATACTCCATAATCACTATCTAGTACGAAGTCTAATCTATATGTATCTTTGTTAAGTTTAGTGTATTCAGGTTTTTGCTTTAAGTACATTGTATAGTTAAGTTTAATATCATCAAATCTAACTACACCACCTTTTCTAAACTCTTCACACATAAGACCCATATTTTTAAGGAATATTTCCTCTGTCTTTGCTTTAACTAAAAAGTAAAGTAGTACATCCTTGTATTCTAATGAGTTACCATAGAATGCAGGTCTGTCCATCATGTAATCCCATCTAGCGTTGTAAGAAACTCTATTAGAAGATATATTTCTATCTAATAAAGTTGCTCCAAATGTGGATATGTTTTTTCCATTTATTTTCATAATATACCTCCTAATATTTTCTCTCTATTGCTCTAGCTGTCTTCTTTAAGAAGTAATCTATATCAGACTTATTATTAAACACTAAATCTCCATTGTAGTTTATAGTGTTGTTTCCTGAAGACACCGTATCTATAGGCATTACAGCAGTTCTAGCTATTGCTAAATCATTTGCACTTGCCATAGCAACAGCATTTCTACCTTGAACAGTTCTATTTACTGTAGTATTATTGTACTTTGTATTAACCTCTACTTTAACAGTTTTACCTTTGATGTTATTAATCTTCTTTTGGATAGCATTTATAGATTGCTCTGCTGATTTAGTATCAACCTTAACTTTAGTTTCCATTGGTGTACCATTCATGTAGTCAACCATGTTACCATGCTTATCCTTAAGTTCACCTGTCTTCTCATTGTACTTACCACCTGCATCAGTTATACTCTTGATAATCTTATCCTTAACTTTGTCAAATCCTGTATCAGAAGCCTTAACTATTTGGTTGTAATTATCTTGTGCAGAATTAACCATTCTAGCGTATTCATCGGCAGTTACATTACCGACTTTTCTCATTTCATTAGCTGTAGCTAATTCCTGATTAAATCTCTCTTTAGCTGACTTAACAGTAGATTGTCTAGTTTCTTCTGCTTTTTGCATTACCATAGATGCTGTTTCTGCTGTTACAGCTTTCTGATTAGAACTAAACGCATCAAGTAAAGCAGTTTGCTCTGAATAACTATCAGATACAGTTCGTATCATATCCTTTTGTTGTAAGGATACTAAATGTTTTATCCTTTCAGCCTGTTCTTGTGTAATACCAACGTTATTCTCTTTAGCTGTAGCTAATATTTGAGTTATCTCTTCTTCCCTATCATTAGTTACTTGTCGTTTTCTATCATAGAACTCTTTATGTTTAGCCTCAAGTTCTGCTTTCTCTTCAGCACTAGCTAATAGATACTGTTGAGAATAGTTCTTAATTAAATTTAGACCTTCTGCTTCCTTTTGGTCTATTAAAGATAATGATTGGTCTTTCCAATTTGAAACATCTGCAATTAATTGATTATATGTTTGCGAGCCAACTCCACCGAATTGCTCCATAACAGCTATGTTAGAAAGTATTCCATTACCATATTCCTCTAAAGGTTGTAAAGCATTACTTGTCTTTTCACTAACTAAATCTAATGAAACACCAAATGCTCCAAGTTCTACAGTAGCTTCTTGAACTAATGGACATCCTTGTCCTAACCAAGTTACAAAGTTAGTTAAACTTTCTACTCCAGCAGTTAATGTAGGTAGCAATGCATTCCCCATAGTAATCTGTAAATCTTCTAGTGCTGATTGGAAAATCTTTGTTTTACCTTGTAAAGTATCTCCCATTATTTCAGCCATTTCTTCAGAAGCACCGTTACTACTATGTATACCATCTGTATATGCTTGTAACTTATCAGCACCCTGCTCTAGTAATACAGAGAAACCTGATACAGCAGTTTTACCAACTAATGTATTTGCTATAGCTGTCTTTTGAGCATCTGTCATTCCTTCAGTAGCTTTGTTTAAGTCTCTTATAATATCCGCAAAACTTCTAGTCTTACCTTCACTATCGAATACAGCTACCCCTAATTCCTTAAGTTTAGCTGTAGCCTTTTCATTTGCCCCTGTAAGGTTAAGCATTACTGTTCTTAAAGTAGTACCTGCTTGAGACCCTTTGATACCCGCATCTCCGAGCATCATTGTCATTGCAACAGCTTCTTGCATACTAACACCTGCTGAAGTAGCAACAGGAGCAATGTATTTTAACGACTCTCCTAATGTATCCATGTTTACGTTGGCATGAGTCATCGCATATGCAAGTGAGTCAGCATACATTGTAGCATCATTAGCTGTTAATCCAAATGCTGTTAAGTTATCCGATACGATATCTGCTACAGTAGCGAAGTCTCTTCCTGATGCAACAGTTAAGTCTAGTATTGCTGGTAGACCTGCTAATATTTGAGAAGTTTCCCAACCAGCCATTCCAAGGAAAGCCATCGCATCAGCCGATTCAGTAGCCGACATCATAGTGGTAGCCCCTAACTCTCTAGCAAAGCCTGTTAGTGTATCAAACTCTTTTCCTGTAGCACCTGTTATAGCTTTTACTTGTGCCATAGATTGTTCAAACTGTGCAGTTGTTTGAATTGTATCTACTATACCTTGCTTGACCATATTACAAGCACTAGTAACCATGCCTATAGTAGACATACCGAATCCCATTGCTATACCTTTTTTGACATCATCACCAAACTTACCAAATAGACCACCTGCTTTACTAGCATTTTGACCTGCTTCGTTAATAGTCTTGGTTGTCTTATCGACTGTCTTTTCTATGTCGGTTACAGTTGTATTTAACGGTGTACCATCTGCATCAAATACAACTTTAACTCTACGTTCTTGAGATATTGTCAAACTACTCACCTACCTTGTTTAATAAGAAATCTAAATCAGCCTTTTTCTTTTCTAGACTAACCTTCTTAAACTTCTTATCACTTGTATTATCAAACGGATCAATCTCCTTGAATTTCTTACTCTTTGTTAGACCGATTGCATTTATATGTGCTATCTTATTTAAGTTGTACATATATTTTATATGTCCTTGGTGTGCATCTAGAATTGCATATATCTCTACAGGTGTATAAGATAAGAACTCTGATTTACTCATATGTAAAACACCTACACAATAGTCCATAAACTCTTTTATATATTCTTTAAAGAACTTAACTTCTACTTTAGCATCTGTATCTATAGTAGTGTCATCATTCTTCTTTTTTCCAACTCCAAGTGCATCTAATAAAGCACTATTAACCTTCAAGTCTACAGATAACTTTAAAGGCTCTTCAAGTAATAAATATTCTTTTAATTCTTCTTCATTAAGTTTCATGCCAAACATATTGACAATAGCTTGTACTTCTTCTGTTACTTCTACATCAAATATTAAATTATCTATAGGTACATTTATGTGCTCTTCTAATAAAAGTAGAGTTCTTATATCGAACTCCACCTTTTTATTAGTTATCATAATTATTTAGATGATACTTTTCCAGGACTTATCTTACTTAATGCACCTGTACCTTGAAGTGTCATTGAGTATGATAAGGCATCATCATATGGTGCTTCAACAGGGAAGTCAGTTATTATTGCTTTACCTTCAAATCCCCATCCAGCATCGTCTCCTATTTTAACATCTACAAGTTCTCCTGATAGGAATGCTTCTTCTAACATACCGAATGCTTCATCACCATCTATAAGAATACCATCTCCATCTATAGACCATTCTTTAGCACCTGTTATAAATTCCTTCCATGCTCCACCTGTAGCCTTGTTTGATACGTCTAATGTTTCAGACCCTCTATTTAAAGTAGCACCTCTTTGTCCACCAACAACTTTGTATTCGCTACCTTTCTTTATAGATATAAGAACATTAAGACCTCTTTTTGCTCCTGCCATATTATTACCCCCTTATGATTTTAAAAGTATACACAGCAACCGTACATTTAGTATCAGGTTTTTGTGCATCTTTGAAAGTTTCTTTTTCTCTCTCTATTCTACATAGTCCTTCCACTTCTATAGAAGAAGCTATAGTATTTATCGTCTTTAATAAGTCTAGATTACCTTTAGTATTATAGGCTTCATCCCATACCCAAAAAGTAAATCTAACATACATCTCTTCGTGAGTTTTAAATTCCTCACTCCAAGTATTCAGTTCCCATAGTTTTACATATGGTAATGGAGCATCTTCTGCTCTGTTAGTATAGTAATCTATACCTTGTTCATTAAATTGCCTAACAAACTCTTTTTGAATATTATCTCTTATAATATCTATCATCGTAATAATCCCTCCAATACATCTATTATCCTACCATTAAGTTTACTCTCTACACTATTGATACCTAAAGCTATTGCATCGTGGCTTCCACCTCTAGCTATTTCATACGATGGATAAGGCTCATCTTGCCATGGTTTTTGTGCTTCATTGTATACCTCTCCAAAGATAGCGTATCCACTATCTCTCATTTTAAGTGGAGATGTTTCCCAAGATGCTTTCATTTGTCCTGTATCTACATGAGTGTAAGATGTTATATCTTCCTTTAAGTCTTGAAGTACCTCATTGGCAAGTTGTCTGTACTCCCTCTTTGCTCCCTTTAGGTTAGATAATAGACTTCTTAATTCAGAGTCATCGACAGTAAACTTAACTCCTGCCATTTTGTTTAACACCTCTGAATTTATATAGGTAGTGTTTTGATTGTGGATTTCTTACCATGATATGATATATGTTTCCATCGTATTTAAAATACTCTGTAGTAATTGCATCTCTACTATATAGAGTTCCTTCTAAATGAGAAAGACCTTGTCTGTTTTGTAAACCATCCTCGTTTTGAGAAAAGAATATTCTAACATTTGCATATATTGTCTTTACAGGGACAAAAGTTATATCACTTCCCCCAAAGTCATCCTTAACCTCGACCCTATTTAGAATTACAACTTTATCTCTACAAACCATTACATCATCCTAAATCTTTTACGATTAGTTGGGGGATTGTTAGCTAAAAACCTATCTATATCCTCTTTGTATTCATCCAATAGATTACTGTTATATATGTATTGGATACCTTCATTAAGTTCCGAGTGTACACCTTCAGACCCTAATAAATTATATCTTGAACAAGTAAGTTCTATAATAATCCAATATAATGCTTCAGGAATCTCTTCATATCCTGTATATGTTAAAAGTCTACCGTATACGTTATTAATTATAGATTTTAACAGGTCATCTCTTGAATTATCATCAGATAAGTTTAATAAGTTCTTTGCTTCATGTAGTATGTATAATGCGACATCTTGCATAATATCACCTACTTCTCTTTTGTAGCTTTCTTTTTAGTAGTAGCCTTCTTTGGCTTTTCCTCTTTAGGTGTTACATCTTCTAGTTTAGTTACACCTTCTCTTTTATATCTTCTTAATGCACTTATACCCATAGTACACCTCCTTATAATTAAGAAAAAGAGATAGGAAAATCCTACCCCTTATTCAATTACTCGCTTATAGTTACTTTTATAACTTTAGAAGCATCCTTTAAGTAAGCAACATAATGCTTGTCTATTGTTACTATAGTAGACTTGTGTATTATGTCTCTGTCAGTTTCTATCATAGTATCTCTCTTTAACTCTAATCCTAAAGCACCTGCTCTAACTATTAAAGCCTTGTCATCCTCTACTGTGTTAGATACAACAACAGAGCATCCCATTATTTCACCAACTTGTCCTGATATGAACTTTTCACCAGCTAATACTGTTACCCAAGCAGGGTCTTTTCTTAATTGAGCATATCTCTTTGGAGATACGAATAATACTTGTCCTTCGTGAACATCTTCTTTGAAGTGTACTAATGCATCTGCAACTTCGTCAGCATTTAACGCACCTGTAGTAGTGTGTTGTAAAGTAGTTGTTCCCATTAAAGCATCGAAACAATCTTTGTTTACTTTATCTAATATAGATTCAGCTAATTGCTTTTCACCTTCACCTACTGCATCACCTAATCCTGATAATACAGCTTCGTCAGTTAATTCTATACCTTTACCAGCTTTCTTAACTTTTACAGTAGTCTTTGTTTGACCCATTTTGCTTATTGGTATTGGTGCTCCTTCTTCAACGTCTTCTGCTTTTCCTATGTATCCCCAAACAGGTATTGTTAAAGTGTCTCCTGCTTGACCTTGTAACTCGTGTCCTACAACAGCTAATGGAGCGAACTTGAATTCAGCTTCTAATTTTCTTTCTGCGAATGCTCCCATAACTTCAGGATTTATTAATTCTGCTAATTTTGTAGCGTTTGTATTTATTGCCATATGCAATATCCCCCTTTAAATTTAATATTATTTATACACCCATTAATTGCTTGAACAATTCAGGGTTTTCTTGTGCTAATTGATTTCTTTCTTTATAAGACATTTTCATAACGTCTTTAACAGTTAATTTAGGTGCTGTATTTTTAACATCTTGTGGTTTAGCACCTGTACCAGCAGTTCTCTTTTTAACTTCCTTTTCAACTAAATCATCTAATATAGATTTGAAAGTAGATACTCCTGTTCTTATAGTTTCTTCAGAGTCATATGATATGAAATCAGCTAATGCAGTATTTAATCCATTAGCATTTAACTCTGCAAGTGCAACAGCTTTCTTTTCTGCTAACTCTTTTTCCTTTTGTATGTTAGCTATTTGTTGCTCTAACTCTATCATTTTCTTTTGTTCTTCAGTCTTAACATATCCTCTCTTAACTAACTCTTCATTTACAACCTTCTCGATATTGTTAGACTTCCAAGTTTCTATTGCTGTAGAAACCTTCTTATCAAACATAGGATTAAGAACTTTTCTTCCTTCCTCTGTTTCCATAAACTTTTTAAAATCTTCTACACCAAATACAGGTGCTTGTGTATTAACTTTATGTTCTAAAGTTGTTGTATTGTTATCCATAATTTACCTCCTGTAGTATTCTACCTACAAAATAATTTATTGTTCATATGGTATTAATTGACATCTGCATCTTGGATGTCTAGGAAGAGTAGGTGCTTCCTCTATTAAATAAATACCATCGTTATATTCTTCTAATGATTGACATTCAGGGCAAACTCTGTTATCACCTCTAGTAACATACTGCACATATTTAACCTTGTTTACTTTCATACCATCTAATTCCCCTAATAAGTCCATATGCCATAACTCTGTCCTTATTAGTGTACTATGTCGGTCATTATATTTATCTGCAAGGTCTAATAATGCTACCATTAAGTGAGACTTGTTTACTCCTTTTCTTAATAGCTTCTCTATCCCTACTGTAGTCTGTTGATACAGTTGAGCAGAGTTCTTGTGTATCCTCTGTTGGTAGTTCATACCACTCCAAGGATATTTGACTTTATCTTTAGCTTTCTTTAAAGGTCGTCTAGTTGCTCCTGTAGTATCCATATACTTATCTAGATAGTGCTTTTGCATATCTTTAGATAGAGAACTAGCTTCCTTTTGTGATATATCGTTTAAATCTTTTTGGAATTGTTTAAATGCTAGAGACAGTCCGTTTTTACGAGCCATCCCTAGTGTGATTTCATCCTTGTTAGATTTCTTGTATATCTTATTTATCGAAGTTATCAGTTTGTTTATCGCCTTGTTGTACATCCTCTGTACCTCCTAAATTAAACATACCGTAACCTGCTTCCATGTTTTCTTCCTTCTCTTCTCTCAATTTATCTAATGCATATTCTACATCATCTATAAAAGGAAGTAATCCAAGTAACTCTTCATTAGGAACTATACCTTGTAATTGAACTACAGAAGAAACTAAATCTAATAAGTTCTGTGGTATATTTCTAGTGAATGTTGGGTATACTGTAGTTGGGTCATATTCCTTACCATCTCTTGATAATGCTGTACATATAATCTCTAATCTCTTTTGTATAGCTTGAGTAAAGTGTCTCTCCTTTACAGCAGTTTTACTTTCTAGAGAGTTAAGTTTATATGATATAGCAACACCTGATAAGTTAGAAGCGAACTTCTCGTCTGATATATTAGGTGTCATAGAGAACTTGTGGATGTCCTCAACTAATCTCTTCTTTATGTTTTCTATGTGTAAGTCATTTATATTCTTAACTAACCAAGAAGCATCTCCATCACCATCTACTAGCATTACTCTGTTATTCTTCATTTCAGTAATCTCTGAAGTTTCAGTTGCTGATAAGTTTTTAAGTAATAGGTATGCATCATTTAAGTAGTTAATGTCGTTTACTGAATCTGCACAAGCAACATTATATGCATCTACTAACGATATAACAGGCTCAAAGTCCCCCATACGGTCTTCGTTTGATATGTACTCTATAACAGGTACTCTACCAAAGTAATGCTCTTGTGGCTCACCTACACGCTCTAATCTACCTTCTATGTTTCCTGTGAAACTGTAGATAAATTTATTAGTATAAACAGTAACCTTGTAGATACTTTCAGAAGTCTTTGCATCTATCATATGTTTATAATAGATAGCACATTGCTCTACTTCATCTATATCAGGTGAATAACACATTATCATGTTTTCAGGTGATATCTGTTTAAATCTTAACTCTGAAGTTACGTTATCATACCAATATACTTCAAATCCATGCCCAAACTCTGCACAATATTTAGCTAGTTCGCTATCTACTGAATGTACATGGTTAGCATCTAATATAGGTTGTATTTTATCTAATAAATCCGTATCCCCTGTATAACTAATAGGTTTACCCATGAAGTATGCAACAGAGTTGTCCACTATTAGTTTAGGGAAGTTGTGAACTAATTTATTATTTGGTTTATTTGTATCATCAAATGTTCTTTCCAATATAATATGTTTACCTCTGTAGTAGTCATGTAACGTTCTGTATGCTTGTGCTATACTAGCATGTGTTCTAACTACAGCAAAGATATCATCCATAGACATTGGATTATCTATATAGAATTTTCTCTCTTTGAAAAGAACAGGCTTTACTGCCGATAATGTTGTAGACATTATGTATTCCTCCTTATAATCCAAATGCTGACTTGGATATTGATTTAAGTTTCCATCCTCTAGATAACTCTTCTACTGCATATCTTAATGCATCTAGAATGTGGTTGTAGTTATCCACAGGTTTATTTATATATTCGTTGGTATTTTTATCCTTATCCCAACAGTAGTTTTCTAATTCTTGTAAGGTATTTACACATGAAGGATGTACAATAATTTGATATTGGTTAAGATACTGTATACCATTAAGTACAGAGTCTTTACCTTTTCTTGCTGGTTTAATCCTTCTTATACCTGATTTCCTAATCTCTTCTATTGATTTCTGTTCAGCACTATCTGCTGTTATAATCTCTTTACCATAACCTTTCCTAGTGATTACTCTAGCTATTTCATCATTTAGTAAGCCTTTTTCATAATGTTCATCAAATATGTATAACTTCCTATTTACTTCATCCACTAGACATGCTACAAATGCTGTAGGGTCATTTATGTATCCAAAGTCTAGACCAAATAAAGCTGTAGTGTTTCCTTTTGCATGAACTTCCTTCCAATTAAAGTCCTCTTTTCTCCAATTGTTATAAACAAGTTTAGATAGTGTAGCGAATTCTCCTAATGCATATATCTTATAATAGATAGGATTAGTTCTCTTCATTTGTTCTAAAGAGTCAATGTATGACTTTGGTAGGAACTTGTTATCGTACCATGTAGTATGTACTATAACAGTATCTTCAGGTGTGCCATTCTCAAACCAATGTTTATAACACCAATTAGTTTTACTAACAGGGTTGAAACAAAGAGTGATTTGTTGGTTTTCAGCCTTACTTCTTAAACGTAGGTTAAGTTGTGTAAAGTCATCTAATGTAATCTCTGTTGCTTCCTCTATCATAATATCATCTATACCTGAAATGGATTTAAGTTTTTCAGGGTCGTCTATTCCTTTAAATATAATCTTTGACTCATTAGGTAGATATATAGTTAAGGAACTTCCCATAACCTTACAGTAGTCTATAAGACCAAACTTTGTTAAGTGAGTTATGAATTCCTGATAGATAGAATCTCTTAATGAAGCAGAGACCTTTCTTATTACTAGAAGAGTCCTTTTAGGGTACTTTAATAACTTAAGAATTAGCTTTTGACAAACAAAAACTGATTTACCTGACCCTGCTCCTGTCATCCTCCATAGAATACAGTAAATCTCTCTGTGTTATTTAGATAAGGTAAATACACTTCGTTAAAATAACTCTTCTTGATATTTAATTTTATATTCATATGGATTAATCACCTCCTTAAGTTATTCCCTAAAAAGGGAAATGGACTATATCGTTAGCCCCTAAACGGTATTTTGATTATCGGCTCAAAACTACAAAGCACGATTGGCAGAGGTTGATTGAATCGAACAACCATCAATGGTTTTGGAGACCATCGTTTTACCATTAAACTAAACCTCCATGGAGGAAGGTAAGGGATTTGAACCCTTGGATGTTTTACCATCAATAGTTTAGCAAACTATCACCTTAAACCACTCGGACAACCTTCCATGTAGAAGAGGAAGTGATTAGTCTTCTTCTATTTCTACATTTATAACAACTTCGTTTGAAGTTTCTATCTTTTCTGTGAATAGTGCATACCTCTTACCTAAAAGTTCAGCACAAGCAATTCTATCTCTAGGTATGAATGGTCTAGAAGCATCTACAGCTTCATAGTCATTTCTCATAACTGCTGTTAAGAATTGTAATACTTCATCCTGACTAGCTATAAGACCATTGTCTTTAGATGCCATACGATGTTGAAGATAATTGATTATCCTTTCATCTCTTAACCATGACCATGCCATACATCTAGCCGAATGTCTTTGTAGGTTAGGTTTAACAGCTAATATTGATTCAGTACCATTTAGTGTGATAAGGTATGTATCAGCGAACTCTCGCTCTTGTGGATTAAGTCCAAATTCATCTCTTACTGCATTGTTACCAAGTTTAGCCATATAACCACCTCCCATATATCGTATTAATCACTTCCACTCACCCTTATAACCGTAGAAACTATATCAATACCGTAGAAAATAATGAAAATAATTTTTTTTTATTTTTTGTATAAAAAGTGTTGACATGGAAATAATATTAAGTTATAATATAAATATAATTAATAATAAATAAATAAAATATTATTAATAAATAAAGTAATACCGAAGGTATTACTAGCTATACGAAGTATAGCTTAATCTAATAAAAGAGTTTATATAATCATTTCCACTCAAACTTGATTATGTATCTCTTGAACTTTGATAATTGAATAGGGGGAATACATATGAGTACGTTACGATATCGTCATGTACCTGTTGTCTGTTTAGAATACAACAAGGTGTATGAGAGTATTGAATTAGCTGGTAAACTAACAAACTGTAATCCTGATTGTATACGTCATGTTTGTAAGGGTAGACAAGCTAGTACAAAGACTCTGTTAGGTAAAAAGTTACATTGGATGTACGCTAAAGATTATGCTGATAAGTATGGTTTAGATGCACTTCTAGAACTTAACTCAACAAGTTCTGATTTTTATTAAAATTCATTTCTAAAATATAATACATTTCTTGGGGGAGAAACAAATGATAAGATTAAAAATAACAAATGAGCAAATCGAATATGCTACTTATTTAGTGAATAATTGTAACTATGGCAGAAGAGGTAAGTTTGATGGTGATAAGTCCAAACAGTTAGTTGGAATGTTAGCACAAACGGTACTAGCAGATTATTTAAGACAACCAAGACCTGATACATCAGAAGGATTTGATGGAGGTTACGACTACATAATAAACAATAAAAAAGTTGACGTTAAGTGTATGTCTAGAAAAGGGTATATGATAGGTAATTATGTCCATAATCTAATAGCTTACCAAAAGAACTATGACGTTGACTACTACATATTTACTAGTTTAAATACTACTACAAATGAGTTAGAAGTTTGTGGAGTAATAAACAAAGCACAATTCTTTAGTATGGCTGATTTATTTGAGAAGGGTACAGTTAGATATAAAGGTAAAACAGCATTTACTTTAGAAGCACCTACATATGAACTAAAGCAATACAGACTACATTTAGTTGGAAACGTTAATGACAGCGTTGACATATATACAAAGATAAGGTAACATACATAATTTATTTTAGGGGGAACAGGTATGCAAGTAGAATTAGATTTAGTAAAAGAACTTTTAATGGTATATGATTCTGTAAAACAAGGATATATAGAATCAAGTAATTTATCGGCTGATTTGAATTTAAAAGATGCAATGGCTAGATTAGAGGTATTAATAAATATATTAAATTAAAGGGAGAGTAGTAGGATGAAAGTAGAAATAATAAACAAAGAACAAGTAGAACAATTAATGCCTATTTGGGGAGAAACAGCGTGTATATGTTATGATACGCCTACAAAGTTTAAAAAAGGAGTAGCTAAAACTGTATTAAGTACAGGACATTTTAGTGGGTCTAGAGGACAGTACATATACTTTAAAATAGAAGATGTTCCTAGAAGTTTAGCAGACCAAATGGCTAGACATTCAGTAGGTACAGCAGTTAATATGCAATCATTCAGATACGTTAAGATGGAAGACTTTACATACTATACACCATCTTTAATAGAGAAGTATCCTGAAGCTAAAGCTATATACGAGGATACAATGGAAGTTATTAAACATAACTACAATGAGATAGTGGGTATATTAAATGAGCATGGTATAAAAGGAGAAAAGGCTAATCAATCAGCTAGAGGTATTCTTCCTATGAACACTAACACAAAGTTAATAATGGCATTTACATTAGAAGCATTAATGAACTTTATGGAGAAAAGATTATGTGTTAGAGCAGAAGAACATATCCGTAAGTTAGCGAAGCTAATGAGAGATGAAGTAATAACTATGATACCTGAATTAGAGGATAAGTTAGTTCCAGCTTGTGAAGCTAAACTATGGTGTCCTGAAGGAAAGATGACTTGTAACAAGTATCCAACTAAAGACCAACTAAAAGAGATATTAAACAGCCACAAGAAATAAAAGAGTTGATGCAGAGAAGGATTAGACAAATATTAGTTCATTCCTGCATCTACTATGAATATGATATGAATATAATTCCTGATTATGAGTATGATAGGATGGGGAGAGAGTTGGTCGAACTAATTAAGAAGTATCCACAATACTTGAAGGAATTGGAATTTGGGATTGATTTTATAAAGTATGTTGATATGCCATCAGGATTTAACTTACCGTATAGGCATCCTGATATAATGAGAAAGGCTCAACAGTTACTAAAGATTAGGGGGATGTTATAGTGTTCGGAAAATATACAGGATTTATTAAATTCTTAATGGAATTATTAACAATAGGTGTGTCAGTAGTAGTGTTTACAGCTATATTAGTACTAGCAATGGCATTTGTATCAATAATTTAATTTTTTTTTTAAATTTTATATTGACAGACAACTTCCTTCTATGGTAATATATAACTGTAGAAAGGAAGGGTCAATATGAAAAAGACTAAAGCAATGTTACTAAAAGAGTTTAATAAAATACAAAAAGATTATTTAAAAGCTGTTAGAGAAGGTCGTGTAAAAGAAGCACAGGAGATATTTGATGCTAGACTTGCTTTAAGAGAATCATTGAGGAAGGTAGATAAGAGTTATGACAAGAGAAGATAAGTGGTATGTATTAGGATTAGTAGTATTAACTTGTGTGATGACATTAGTTATGCAAGAGATTACTGCTAGAGATGTAGAGAAAAGATTATTACATATAGAAGGTGGAATTAACACACAAAACTTTTTATTGGAGGAATTACTAAATGATTAAATTTTTATTTTGGGCTTCTATAGCAATAATTACAATAGATGCACTTTATGTGTTAATAATGTTAAGATATTCTAAAAATAAAGGAGAATGGTAAAATGGGAAATAAATTATTAGTAGGTGTAATGACATTTATAACGGTGATATCTACAACTATAGCTATTACAGCTTCTATAAAGGTAATGGAGTTTAAAGCGAATATAATAACTCTAGAAGAGAAGTTAGCTAATACAGAGAGTGCTAATGAAGTATTAGTAGAACAACTAAAACAGATAATAGGAGGAAGATAATATGAATATAGTAGAAGCAATGTGGCATGTTAAGTCAGGTAGAAAAATTATGTTACATGGTAAAATAATTATGTTGTCTGATAATGGACACCTAATGAGAAATTATAGTAGAGATTATAAAATAAAGGGTGAGGAGCTATACACACCAACTATGACTGATATGTTATCAGATGATTGGGAACTAGTTACCGAAGAGATTCCTAATGGAGCAACAGTTAGAATATGTGAAACAGACCTAACAGTATTTGAAGGTCATAGAGGTAGAAAATACCTAATAGATACATATAATCATAAGGTAGTATTTGAGTATGAGAATGAAGACCTTATGCTAATAGATATAGATAGAAGAGGTGGAGAACTAGTATGGTAGCAATATTAACTATGGCATTTGTGTATTGGGTAATAAGTATTAAATATACAGCTAAAGATAATTCAGTATACATAAAAGATAATTTCAAATTAATCTTTACCAAAGAGCAATAAAGAGATTGACCCTAATGGATTATGTAAACAATATACTAGATACTAAAGGAGAGAAGAGATATGAACTTAATAGAAGCATTACAAAAATGGAACAGAGTTACTAATGATGGAGGTAAAACTGTATATAGCACAAATAGTGAAGGTACAATAGTTATGCATACTAATGGAGCAGGTGGTGGCTTTAAACCTACACTAGAGTTATTTAATAGTACAGGTTGGTTTGAGTATAGAGAACCACTAATATTACCTAAAAGGGAAGAGGAATACTACTACATAGACGGGTATGATGAGATTACGGTAGCTACAGAGTATGATAGTTGGGGTAATGAGAAACATTTCGATTCCTATAATTACACACCAAACGTACAGCTAATTAAATATATTAAGGATAGACAATTTATCCAAAGAGTTTGTATAGTATTAAATTACCTAAATAAAGATAATCCTGATAAAGAGATATTAATATCAGAGTATATCAGAGATAACTATAAAGAGATTATAGATAGAATAAAAGTATATGAGTTGAGTAACAATTTATAGGAGGTATATAATATGTATAAAGTAAAGAACTTAAACAGAAGAACAGGATTACAATTACAATCAGCAATAGAGAATTGGGTAGAGTCAAGAGACCATATAACAGTAGTGGCAGTAAATGTATGGTGTGATAAAGAGTGGCACTATGCAACTATAGTATATAGGGAGGTGCAGTACATTGGATAAACTAACTTGTGAGGATATAAAAAATTACCTACTAGATGTAAGAATAGATACAGAAAACTTAAGAGATTATGAACAGGAATACTATGAGGATATATTAGCTGTAACTATAAAATATCTACAAGGTAGGACTAGATATAGAATGATACACAATACCATATAGGGAGGTGCAGTACGTTGGCTAGAAGAGTAGATGTAGTTAGAGAGTATTTACTAAAAGAACACGATTTAGATTTACCTGAAGAGTATGTAATTAAGAATTTCTGTCCTACAGCAATACGATACGATATATACAAGTTAGGAATACATATAGAGAAGAATACTTGCATCACAACTGATTGTACAGAGTGTTGGAATGAAGAGGTATAGCTATTATGAAGAGATAATAACCAAGAGGTAGCCAATAGGCTATCTTTTTTTTATGTACTAAAGAGATTCGACCGATTTAAAGCGATTTTAAGCCCCTTCTATTAGTCTAATAATAGTAAAGTATACCTAATAATATATAATCTCTTACACTAACAAATAAAGAGATATATAACATAAAGAGATAGTGTAATAAAAGAGATAGTGTAATAAAAGAGATATATCAATAAAAGAGATAGTGTATTAGAAGAGAGCAATCCAAGAGAAAGCCCCCACATTATTAGCCCCCAATATAATACCCCAAGGTTACCCCATTTATTTACAAGCCCCCATATAATTAGGAGTACCCCTTTCCAAAATAGTGTGCGAGTTATATTTTACACTCGAAGTGAGAATGATTATCAAATAGAAGGAGCCCCCCAAATGAGAATGATTATCGCCCCTTATTGAGAATAGCTTATTAAATGAGAATAGTTATCAGTTGAAGCTCTCTATCATATGGAATAAAGTATTATTTAAAAGTTTTTATTATGTGATAATATGTTATAATTAATAAGTGTTATTATGTGGATAAGTCTGTGGATAACTTAAATGTTAATTTGTGGATATTTTTATTTTGTGTTAATGTACTGTATATGGTACTATACTATAGCCCCCTATGTATTAATTGATAATGATTATTATTATTGTATATCTCTTTATATGATTAGGTATAAAAAAAATAAGGTAGGTTATTA